CCCCAAGGACGAATACGAGAGAGCCCTCCGTACGCTCCCCTCATGGAAAGTGAATTTATTTTACAAGGGCCAGTATGCTAAACCGGCGGGCTTGGTCTATGACTCGTTTAATGAGTATATCTGTAAGATACCCCGATTCGCTCTTGACCCGGCTTGGCCCCGGTATGTGGGGGTAGACTTCGGAGGTGTCAACACAGCGGCGATATGGTACGCCAAAGACCCCGCGACGGGACGATATTACGTCTATAGGGAATATCACAAAGGCGGGTTGACGGCCAAGGGGCATGCGGAAGCATGGCATAAACTAAGTGAGGGGGAAGACATTATTGCATGGGTAGGCGGCGCGGGATCAGAGGGACAGTGGAGAAATGAATTTAGGGCAGGGGGGATACCCATGCGAGAGCCTGCTGTAAATGATGTTGAAGTCGGAATCAGTAGGGTGTATGGTTTACACAAAGAAAATAAGATAATGGTATTTAATGATCTACTTGGATATCTTGATGAGAAGGGCAGTTATAGCAGGGTTCTCGATGAGAACAACGAACCCACGGAGGAGATCGAGGACAAAGGGAAGTACCATTTCATGGACAGTGAACGGTATATCTTGAGTGTGCAAGCTGTTGGGAGTATGGCAGGTAGTGAGAGCCTTGGCATGAAACAACGGGGTGGAGATCAATCACTAGCAGGGATCATGGGGAGAACATTCTAATGAAGCTAGGTCCGGTCTCAATAAATCTTATAGAGAAGAAACCTCATAAGCCTGTCTCTACCGTTGAAATTGGGGCGCCTGGGACACAGATATTTAGCGGAATCATCAGTGGAGAGGAATACAACGCTGACCTTTCCGGTTCGGCTGGCAGAGATATCTACGATAGGATGCGCCGGTCTGACGGCACAGTTAGCGCCGCAATCAAGGTCTGTGCCTTGCCGCTTCTCTGCGCAAACTGGACGGTAGAGCCTGCCAGCGAGGACAAACAAGATCGATTGATTGCAGAGCACATGCAAGAAAACCTCATGGGCGGTATGACCATCACCTGGGACAGCTTTTTGAGGCAGGCGCTTACTCTTATGCTGAGTTTTGGCTTCTCAATGTTTGAGAAGGTTTACGAAATACGAGGCGATGACAAATATTACTACAAGAAGCTAGCCCCAAGGCTACCTAAGACACTCTACCAGTGGTACACGGATGAGGAGGGCGAACTTACCGGCATTCAGCAACTTACATGGAAGGGCGAAAACTATGAGTTTGTCGATATCGACGCGAAGTATCTAGTAGTTTTCACCAACGAACGAGAGGGCGCGAACTTTGAGGGAATCAGCCTTCTTCGGCCTGCTTATCAACACTGGTATTACAAGTCAAACATGTACCGCATTGACGCAATCGCAGCAGAGCGGCATGGTGTAGGGCTTCCGGTATTCAAGCATCCTCCGGATGCAAAGAAGGAGGACAAGGACGCGCTAGACTCCATAGGGAAGCAGCTTCACGCGCATGAGCGGGCATACGTAAGACTCTCAAAGGATTATGACCTTGACATTGTCGGGGCGGGATCAGGCAAGCTCAAGGATATCGTGAAGAGCATCGAGCATCATGATCAGCAGATAGTCCGGTCAATCCTAGCGCAATTTCTGACTCTTGGCAGTGATGGTACGGGTAGTTATGCGCTTTCTCGTGACCAGTCAAGTTTCTTCTTGATGGCATTGCAATCAGTCGGCGCGAATATTTGCGACACAATGAACAGGTACGCGATCAAGCCTCTTGTAGATATAAATTACACAGTGGATCATTACCCAAAGTTGGTACACGGAAGCCTTGAGACGCGAGAGATACAGAAATACGCAGCGGCGGTAAGCCAGATGGTAACAAGCGGGGTTATCCAGCCAGACCTTGAACTTGAGAATGAGGTAAGAACTGCATGGAACCTACCGGAGCGCAAGGAATCAAAGGTGCCAGGTGGGCAGTCCCCACATGTTGAGCCTCAAGACGACGGATCGAAACACAGCCTCACAGCGCCCGCCCGTCCTGCGGTGGAATCCCTAGTACGATTCAGTGAAATCACAGGGCAGCTTGACAAGGGAATTGATGCTATTGTCACAGCTACCGAGGACGTAAAACAGAAGCAGGTCACCAAGCTTGTAGAGGTGGCGAGCAAAATCATAGCTTCGCGCAGCATGGATAAGCTTGAGGATATTGATGTCCCCTACAAGGCAGAGTTAGCTACTGCTATTCAAGGTGTAACGAAGGGGCTTTTCAAGTACGGGCGGCAACAGGTCAAGGATGAACTAGGCGCACAGAAGAATAAAGCCGCCTTAGTTGAAGAGCAAATACTAGACCCTTTGAGCGCAGAGGGTGAAAAGCAGGTCTTAGTATTTATGAAATCCAAGGCGAGGGCCGCAAGTACGGTGATGGCTTCACGGCTCAAGGCAACCCTCACCTTTGAAGCGTTAAGGCAGATGAACCAAGGGATTTTAGATGAGGCGTTGCTTGCATCGAAGCTCACTGATTTATCAAACAAAGAGGTAAAAAAGAGTGCTTCTGCCTTGGTGTCTGAAGCGTTTAATTTTGGGCGAAGCATCCAAGCGAACAAACAGAAAGACGAGATATCAAGGGCCATTTATTCGGCAGTGATGGACCCTAAGACGTGCCCGGTTTGCCGTGAGATGGACACAGAAGATTGGTCTTACAGCGACCCTAAAACAGACCAATATGCAGCGGGTAATGCAGATTGCGAAGGCTACCCGAGATGCAGATGTGTCCTGATATTTGTTCATAAGGGTGAAGCGAAGGCCGATAAATAGGGGGAACGAATGCCATACGAAAACATTTCTGAACTACCGCCCTCTTTCAACAAACTACCGACAGAGGCTAAGCAGATAGCACTTGAGGCCTTGAATGCTGTACTTGATGAAGGCGGGACAGACATAGAGGCGGTAAAACAGGCGTGGGTAGCAGTCAAAAAGAGCTACAAGAAGGGGGATAACGGCTGGGTTGTAAAGAATACTGAGCCAGAATTGCAGACAGTGGACATTGACGAGCTGGAGATACTAGCGGTAGGCACCTGGAACGGGTCGCCCGCGCCCAAGACATACACCAAGGATGACTTACAAAACATGGTTACAGCGTTTGGCGAACTGTCCGGCACTACAAACTATGAGCCACCTGTCAAACTGGGGCACGCTGTTAACCAGAAGCTACTCCAAGAGGATGGATACCCTGCCGCCGGGTGGGTGAAAAGTCTCAAAGTCAAGGGAGACAAGCTGATTGCATCGCTTAGCCAAGTACCTCAGAAGATAGGCGATATCATCAAAGCTGGCGGGTGGAAGAAGGTATCTTCGGAGGTCTCCTTCAACTACAAAGAGGGTGACACAGTCTACCCCTCTGTACTCAAGGCTGTGAGCTTGCTCGGGGGTGATATCCCGGCAGTCAAGACGATTGCTGACATTCGGGCGCAATACGCTGAAGATGATCAGCCGGACATAGTGATTTATGAACGGCAGTTCTTGGAGGAGAGCATACAAAGGCGAGTGGAGCAGGTACGGGAGGCTTTCTATGCCATCAAGCGCCCGGCTGGGGAGGTGCCGCAACGAGCCGCTTTTGAGAATTGGTACATCAAAGACGTCCTAGACGACGCGGTAATAGTGGAGACAGATGCAGGATTAGTGAAGATACCTTATGATATAGATACTAAAAACGGGGTGACCTTCGACTTCGACACGCAGTCGAAGGTAGAGATAGTATACGAAACAAGGCTAGAGGAGGTAGATAGCATGAAAGGTCTACGGGAATTGTTGGGGTTGAAGGAAGATGCGACCGAGGAGGTTGTCCTAGCGACAATCCAAGAATTAAAGGATACGCCCGAGAGCGTATCCTTAGCAGAGCATGTGCGTGTAAGCGCGCAGGTTGAAGGGCTGACACAGAAATTAGCAGAGAGGGACAGGGATGAGGCGGTAGGCATGGCCATCAGACAAGGTAAGATTCTCCCCGCTCAAAAGGAGTGGGCTGAGGAATATGCTTTAAGTGCTCCTGATAGTTTTGCTAAGTTTGTCACGGGAGCACCGGTAGTGGTCAGCCTAAAAGAGCTGGGTGGTGATGGTGGTGATGCCGTGGAGGTGTCAGCTAAAGAGCTAGAAGTTGCCAAATATTTTGGCGATGTCACGGAGCAGGACTTGATGGAGTTCCACAAGTCCGGTAAAGAGGGGGTAGCATGACAGCATTAGCAGCAGACAGAGAGACTAGCCGTAAGGAACCGGGGTTCAAGTCCTACCTAGTGGGAACTGACATATTGTACAAAGGCGGCATGGTGACAGTTGATGCAGACGGCAAGGCCGTAGCAGGTCAAGCCGCCGCTGGCCATAAGTTTGTTGGTGTAGCTTCTGAGAAGGTGGACGATAGCGCGGCAGCGGGCACTAAGTGGTGCAAGGTGTACACTGAGGGGCTATTCCTCTTAGTAGCTACCAGCATTACCCAGGCTATGGTTGGTCAAATGATGTACTTGACCGATGATCAGACTTTTGATGATGTGCCCGGGACCGTGACCATCCCATGTGGGATTCTGGTTGAGTATGTGAGCGCTACTTCTGGTTGGATTGACATTGCACCTGCGGTGGTAGCCGATCCCCAGGAGCGCAAGCGGATAATTACACTGACAGATGATTACACTTGTTTGGCCGAGGATAGCGGCACGGTGTTCCTGATTGGCACGGACACCAAGACGGTTACGTTGCCTTCGACCCTGGAGGGCTTGGTATATACGTTTGTCAACATCGGTGCAGCGGGTAATAACATCATCACCATATCCCCTGCCGCTGCGGATAAGATTCAAGGCAACGTGGCAGCTTCTGACGGGGCCAACGCAGACGCGACAACCGCAGATGGTCTAGTGGATGTCTGCGCAGGTAATGACGATGGTGACCTAGTGAACACCAAAGCCACGGCGAACCCAGGCGACCGCGTGACTATTCTGGGTGATGGTAGTGCTGGGTGGTGGATTATTGAGGGTGTAGGCGATTGGGCAGGCGCATAGACTAGAGGAGGTGACAAAATGGCAGTTGTAACAAGTGATTTTTTGGCGGCATTGACCACCAATTACAAGATTATTTTCAAGAAGGCGCTAGGCGAGAACGCCAGGCTATCAGATGACTGGAAGAAAGTAGCGACCATCCTTACCAGTGACACGGATAAAGAAAGCCTGAATTGGTTAGGTTCAACCCCTCCAATGACGGAGTGGAAGGATAAGCGGCAACTTCGTGGGCTCAGACCGTTTGACTATTCACTAACGAACAAACACTGGGAGAGCACTCTTGAAGTAGAGGCTGACGCATACCGTGACAACAAATACAAACATATCCCTATACGTATCAAAGGGCTATCTAAGGAATGTCTCAAAAACCATGCCAAAGAGCTTTTTAGCTTGCTGGACGACGGGGAAACAGAGACAGCCTACGATGGAACGGCAATGTTTGCAGATACTCGCACCATCGGGGACAGCGCGAACATTGACAACCTACTATCCGGAGCCTATTCAGGCTCAGCCAGTGAGATTAGAGCGGGGGTAGCAGCAGCGCAAGAGGCCATGCGGCTATTTCAGAATGATTGGGGACAGCCTATGAACCTGCAACCGGATACTGTTGTATGCGGTCCTGAGATGGAATTAGCCATCAAGGAAGCGCTACTCCCCGGAGTGGCAGGCACAGTAAGACCGGAGCTTGCCTTCGTCAAGGATGTTGTAGTTACCCCGTGGGTGGATTTGGACGCCACGGATTGGTATATGCTATGCACCAGCGAAGAGGTCAACCCCTTGATCTTCCAATTGAGAGAAGCGCCTAAATTCGAAGCAAAAGACAATGCGGCCACGAGTGACGCTGTATTCTTTACCAATATGTTTTACTACGGCGTAGATGATAGATTTGTGGTTGGGTTCGGCGATCCAAGAACAGCGATCAAACTCAAGGATGCCTAGGCAATTATAGAGGCTACGGCGACGCGGGGGGTTCTCTCCTTTCCGCCCTCCGCGTCGATATCACAAACTGGGAGGTGCCCATATGCCTGTGATGAGGTCTGCGCTTAATGCCCACGTCAGAATTGACGTAACTGTCCCGATTCGAGAGGTATCAGACATTGATGATCTGAAACAATTGTCTATGACAGACCTGCTTGACCGCATATACCAAGCGGGGCAGGACATGATGCGAAGTGTAGAGATTGCAGACGAGGCTGACGCGCCCGTGACGGAACTACTTGGCCACATTTGCCAAACGGGGCAGGACATGAGCCGGACCGAGGGAAGGGCAGATGAAGTTAAGGTGCCAAAGCTCGGGAATATGGGCAAGCCAAAAGGCAAACCGAGGGAAGTAGAGGAGCAGCAAATTGTATGCGAGCCAGAGTGATGTTGAGGCCCTGAACCCCAAACAAGTCTATGATGCCACGACAAGCCCGACTACTACAGAACTGGCGGTGCTTCTTGCGCAAGTCTCAAATGAGATAGACAACGTGCTAGGCGCTCAGGGGTACACCGTGCCTATCACTGCGCCTGCCTATTTTCTATCGCATCTGGGATATTTGAACGCGCTGGGAGCCGGGGCGCTTACTGAGGGAGGAATGTTCCC